GTGAAGCGCAAGATCAGAGCTGCATATCGCGTTCTGGAAGTGGAAGAAGAGGATATCCCCAAATGGGTAAAGGAATCAGAATCCCGGAGCCTGTTGTCGAGTTACACATCATTGCAAGAGGCTACCCTGAACTCCAAGGGGATCGCCAAGATCATAGTGATTGCCCCGGGCTTCGGCAATCCCGTAGATAATCATTACTACCCCGCAGAGACGCTTTCAAGAGACTATCCTGTCTTTGAAGGCGTGAAGATGTATGCCGATCATCAGACGGAAGAAGAAGAGAAGCAACGCCCCGAAGGGTCGATCCGACAATGGGTAGCGAGTCTTCAGAATGTTAGATTTGAGGAGGGGGTTGGCATAGTTGGCGATGCCATTATCATCGAGCCCTGGTTGCAACAGAAACTAGCCGTATTAAGGGATAAGAAACTGCTCAGTGAAATGGGCATTTCTATCCGGGCGGCTGGCGTTGGAACCAAGGACAAGATAGATGGCAAGGAAACCAACGTTGTCGACCGCATTACTCAAGTCCGTTCAGTTGATTTCGTTACCGAAGCCGGCGCCGGGGGTGGTGTTTTACTCTATGAGACTGAGAGGGAATTCGACATCGACATTATCAGTCTAGGCGTTCTTAGAGAGCGCCGGCCCGACCTTGTCAGATCCATTGAGACAGAGGTCAAAACCACTATTATGAAGGAGGTTAAGAAAACCATGGAATTACAAGAGCGAATAACGGAACTCGAAGGACAGGTAGCAACTGTCACAACCGAGAGGGATACGGCTCAAACTGAGCTCTCCGAGTCACAGAAGGCACAGCGGATAGCTGAAGCCAAGTCGTCTATCGACGAAGCTATAGGCAAGTCCGAATTGCCGGACGCGGCCAAGGAGAGGTTGGTCGAGAAGTTCAAGGAAGCTGAAACCGCCGATGGAGTTGCGGAAGCGGTCCAGGCGGAAACGGACTATGTGAACGCCCTCAAGGAAACAGCCAAGCCCAAGAACCTCGGAGGTTCTCTACCGGATCCCACGCAGTCTTCGGCTGCGCTCAGGGAATCATTCAAGAAACTGCATCCGGAATGGACTGATGGGCAACTGGATGCGGCTGTAGAAGGAAGGTAATCAATGGTCGGTGAACCAGAACAAGAAGCGGAAATAGCAGCCAATTATTACTACGATCCGTACCGAGAGGCAGGGGAAGAAGTCTCGTCAACCTTTGAGGGTCGCCATGTTTACGTGCAAGAGGCGATACTCATTCACGCAGACCCCGGCGATGGTTTGGTTGACAAAGGACAACCCGTAGCCTTTTGGGATGGCGTGGGTATAGCCTTGAAATCGGCAACATCCGCCTCGGAGAACATCCCTATCGATACAGAGGGGATATGGCGGCTTTCAGTAGTCGCTGCCTGGCCGATAATGGTTGGCCAATCGCTGTTTATAACCGCCGCAGGAGTAGTCACCGACGATCCAACCCTTGCATGGGCGGTAATCGGTTATTCCATGCAAGCCATCGCTGGAGCTGGAACTGAAATCATAGCAGTCAAAGTACATTGGATGGGAGTGCCTTGGATTTGGTTCTGGTGGCACTGGTGGCAGACATAGCAAACGATAGGAGGTAAATCAAATGCCATACGGAACGACAGCAGGTGTTTATACTGCTAATTTAACTGCCGGAACTGAGGTAAGTTCCACTTACGAAGGTAGGTACTTGACCTTCTTGGCTAGTGAGTTGCACGGCCCTAATGCCTTGATTGTGCATGGTGACCCCGTTTTCGTTGACAACCTTATCGGGGATATCGTGGGCGTTGCAATGACCTCACAACATGCAACAGATGACAACCTTATCACGATTGACACTGAGGGCATCTGGAACCTGAGCGTAATAGCTACGGATGCCTGGGGCGCGGGTGTGGATATTGTAGCTGGCGATGCCCTGTATATCCAGCACATAGATGGAGCGGCTGCGATAACCAGAAACCACGACCCTGAAGACGGTATCTTATTCGGGTATGCCCTTGGAGCGGTAGCTTCGGGCCAGACTGCTGTAATAGCGGTCAAGGTCCACTGGGGACCGCATGAGGACTATATCTGGATGGGTATTGTCACTAACTACACCACAGCCACAAGCGGCCGAGCTCGTGCAAGAATCGATAGTGACTATTCGGCTCTGACGGGGAATCACAACGGACTTGATGTTCGCTGTGGTGCTACTGCTGCCGGCGAAGCTATCCCGATTGTTAGGGCTATACATGGTTATGCCTTTCAGTCAGGTGTTCGCACTGCCATAGGCGGGTGGAATCTTCTAACTGGTGTTGCCGGCCTCATGTCACTTAACGGAACGGTAGATAATAGCACCGGTTTCTACACAGGTGGCTTCTTCCAGGCAATGGAAGGTGGGGGAACGCTGACCGAAGTTTCTCACATGTGTGCTCTTTGGGCAGACTTCGCTTGCTCCACTCTACCCACAACGAGGGGTGGTGGTGCTGGCCATGCCGGTCAGGGCGGATGCGAGATTCTATATCTGACCTGCAATCAAGCCGTAGCACTCGATTCTGCAATCCACATCAAACTATTCCCTGACGAAGATTGCATTGGCGCTAATGCCATGTTCTTCTTCGAAACTTGCTACTTCGGTGGCGCGTCTGGAACGCCGATTAGAGATGGCGGTACTGGAGATAAGACCGTCGAGACGGGCGGCAAGTGGCTCAAGATGAATGTGAGTGTTGATGGCACGGAATACTGGATAGTCCTGATGACTGACCCAACCGAGAGCGCGTAGATTAAATAAAAAGGAGGAACCGAAATGCGTAAACTAAATCTCAAGAACTACATGGTTAAGGTGAGGGCTCCTGACCAGATGAAGCCTGGGCAGATAATAGAGGCCGAATTTCCCTACGACTTCAAGACTTCCATTCTCAATCTACTTTTCATCCCTGATTTGCAACTATCCGGTGCTGAATTGGTAAGGCAGAATATGCTTGCTGTGAAGCTAGAGAATTGCACGGAGGGTGAGATTGAGCTAGAGGATGAAGAATACCAGAGGCTGAAGAAGGCGATTGATACCTTCAAGGGCTTTGGCCGAAACGATGTAGAACTCGTGACACGCATTAACGACGCGGGAAAGGTGGAACCTAAGAAATGAATAACGGAGGTAAATCAAGATGGAATTCATGAAGTTAATTGAAGATTGGAGAGGGTATATTGCTCTTTCCGATGTTAAGAGACCGGAGGGCTACGAGCAGAGATTGACGGAGACTATCGACCTGCTCAGTAATGCTAAACATCACCCCCCGCATCGCCATGAGTACCTGGTCAGGGAAGCGCTGACGACCTCAGACTTCCCGTACCTGTTCGGCGATGTCCTGGACCGACAAGTCCTGGCAACCTATAAGGCAGTGGACCCGGTGTGGAAAGCGTTTGTCCGCATGGGAACTGTGCCGAGAATCTACCCTCAAATTGGTGGGTATCGGTTCGGTATCACCGGCGGGGATCAATACCTGGCGGAAGTAGCGGAGAAGGGTGAGTATCTTGCATCCGAGAGGAGTGAGGCAAAATATCCCATCTACGTCAAGAAGTACGGACGGCAGTTCGACATCTCCTGGGAAGCCATGATCAACGATGACATCGGCGCCTTGAAGGACACGCCTGAGAGGTTCGCCCGGGCTGCGGTCAGGACTGAGCATCGGCTTGTTACTGGCACTTATGTACCAGACCTCGTTAATAGTGTCAACTTATATGTCAACGCCGCCAACAGGGGTACGTCTCCCTTGACCATCGCTGCCCTTGAAAATACCTGTGAGGCGATGGCTGCGTTTGTGGACGCTAATGGTGAGCCGATAATGAACAGGGCTAAATACCTTGTAACCGGCCCAGGATTGGAGTTCACGGCCCGGCAGATTCTGACCTCGGCTAACAAGCAGTGGTTGGACACAGCGGCTGGTGCGGTTATAGCAATGCCAACGACCAACGTCCTCCCTCAGTACGGGTTACAGTTAATAATCGACCCGTACCTACCGATATACGCTCCCAACCATCTCCTGAGTTGGTTCTTATTCGCCGACCCGAGGGACATCGCGGCTATGGAATGCGACTACTTAGTGGGGCATGAGAGACCGGAAATCTGCATGAAGGCGTCCGATAAGGTGAATATCGGCGGCGGCGAGCTTTCCCCAATGAGCGGGGACTTCGCTACCGACAACGTGTTCTACCGCGTGAGGGATGTCTTTGGATGCAACAGGCTTGAATGGCGGGCCACCTTTGGCCATCTAACCGCCACGTAAACAACGAAAGGAGCAGATTAATACGCCCTGGTCAGTTGGGGCAAAAGGCGGTTTATCTCCTTTTCCGCCTTCCAACTGGCCGGGGATACGGAGGTAGAATATGCCAGATCCTTTAGTATGGCCAGTAAATAACGTGACTGATACCGCAGTATTAGTCCAAGCCGTTACCACTGTGGTATTAGCGGCTAATCGCGCAAGACATGAGGCGGTATTTGTCAATGATAGCAATCAACCGATATATCTCGCCCGGGGCAACGACGCAGTCATGAATGCAGGAATCCGGCTGAACGCCAGTGGGGGAAGCTACGAGATAAATCGAGACAACCTATTCCTTGGTGCGATTAACGCTATTGCCACCGGCGGAGATAAGAACCTGACTGTGAGCGAGGGTGTCTAAATGGGCGTAAACAATCCGACTGATTTGAGCGTCATCCAGCACAAGGACGATAACGCAACGTTTGACCGAGAAACGGATAGCCTGGAATTCCTGGGCGAGACACAAACCCATGTGAGTGGCTTGTTTCCCGTAAGTTCTGCCAACTATGTGACGTTTACTGCTGGCGGCGTTGCCAACACGTTTGGAGCGTGGGCTGAGATAGTAGATAACGCTGCCAATAAACTCAGCACCCCATTTGCAACAAGTCACGGGCATGTAACAGGTCTGCTATTGGAGGACTTGAGTCTCAAGGATAAGCGATACCTATTTGAGATTGCCTATGGGGATGATAAGACTGTTGTCCTGCGTCACAGGTTTTTGTCCGGCGAGGTCAAGAAACTAGACGCGGTCCTTTTTGTACGGATTCGCTCACTGGTCTTACCGGAGACTCAATTACTTTATTATCGAATGATGTGCGAAACAGCAGATGCGACTTGTGAGCTTAGTTTTCGATATCATACTCATTGAGGACTGAATGAAATACCAAGATCATCAACCTATAAGGGATAAGGTCTCGATTGTCCTGCGGGATTCCAAGGGCAGGATCAAGGACCAAAGACACATTGGAGGTGACCCATGTTTCAAGAAACAACTCAGGGACTTTCTAGCAAGGTGGGCATCAAGGGTGTTTGCCATGTTCGGCTTTGGGGCGCCGACGGTAAACTCAAAGACGAGAGAATAATCCACAATACCGTCACCGAGCTCGGCGATGCTCATGTAGCCGATGCTCTGTCCGATCAGGGAGAAGGTGCGCTTGGCTATATCGCAATAGGGACGGGAACAGGGCAAACCTCTGCTTCCACTGGGCTTGCTACGTCATTAGACAGAAGACTCCTGACTTCAACGACCCAGGGTCTTGCCGGGGAGGATAACGATGTCATCTATGTAGGTGATTGGGCGGCCGGGGATGGCACAGGAGCGATCACAGAGGCCGGCATATTCTTGGCTGATAACAACACCTCAATGAATTACGTTGCCTCATTCGCCGTTGTCACCAAGGGCGCTGCCGATGTTTTGCAGATAACCTGGACTGTCACGCACGGCGCTTCGTAATAGAGAGAGTATATGGCAGATACAGGTGCAACTTATCCAGGATTAGGCTCAAACGAAGACCGAGCAGGTCTCGCTGCGTGGAGTAACCCCATTGCTATTCAGGCAGTGGCCGGCAATGCTGGATGGTCGGGTACAGATACATACAGTGATTGGCTGAGAGGGAGCGACTTTGGGTTTTCTGTGCCAGTTGATGCTACCATTTTAGGCGTCAAGCTAGATATGGAGCGACTGGAGGTAGCGGGCGCTGTTAGCAACTCCCTGCTATATCTGGTTGATAACAATGGAACTAACACGGGAGACTCCAAGCACGCAACTCATCAACTATGGGTGGGTGTTGAAGAAGTAAGCTATGGCGGTGCGACTGATCTATGGGGGGCAACGCTCACACCAGCAATAATCAATTCCGCAAACTTTGGGGCAAGGATGTCGGTAGGAGTTATCGGCGCTTCCTCATGCGGTGTCTATTGGTACAAGATTACAGTCTATTATACAGAACCACCCACAACCACAATCCTACCTGCGACATCAATCACCACATCTTCGGCACGACTGAACGCCGAGGTTCTGAATGACGGCGGTGCTGCTTGCGAGGGAAGGTTCTCATGGGGCAAGATAGAAACAGAGGACGACTTTGAGTGGGGTGCTGATACAGACCCGCTAACGGATGATGGTGGGGGAATTGACTGGTCAGTTACGGCATTAGGGACAAGCGTTGCCGAGATTTCAACAACTAGCCCATTTGCAGGAACTCGATGTGCGAGATTGTATCGTGATGGGTCTAACAATGTAACTGCCAATTTCCCGCAGTCTGGCATAACTTCGTCTCAAGTTATCTCATGGCGAGTCAAGAAGGATGATACTGCTGACCACCTTATGTATCATGGTGATGGCTCATCCTATATTGGAGTTCGGATACAAACGAATGAATTAATAACATATCGTGATTCTACATCCTGGCTAAGCACAGGAGCTACAGTTGTTGCAGGCGACTGGTATAAATTAGAGGTAAGGAATGCCAACTGGGTAGCAAAGACCTTCGATATATACCTTGACAATGTTCTAATAAAGTCTGCTGCGGATATGAACCCTGCGGCATCGTTTGCAAATATCATCCGATTCGACAACATTGCAGGCACTGCAAACGTCTATCTTGATAATGTCCGTGTCCTTGCCAATCGAACCACAACAGCATTTGCCAACGGATTAACGACAGACGACCCGTTCTACTCTGATTTAACAGATTTAGACTCTGGCACAAAGCACGTCTATCAGGCACAGACCCAAAACAGTGAAGAGGGTGTTTGGAGTAGCGAGGCGACATTCAAAACAGTGATTGAGAAACTTCTGTCCGATACTGTGGCAATCGCTGATTCCATTATGAAAACAGCGTCTCTTAATAAGGCAGACAGTGTCTCGGTGTCCGATTCTGTAATAAAGAGTATGAGCTTGGTCAAAGGCGATGCGGTGGCTGTTGGGGATACTATCGTTAAGAGAATAAGCCTTATCAAGGCTGACACCGTACCCATTGCCGACCTTTTCGACAGGACGATGAGCTATGTCCTCTCGTTGGCTGACAACGTAGGGATAATGGACTCAATAAGCAAGTTCATATCTATAGCCAGAACAGATGCGGTAGCTATCACCGACAGCATGGTGTCACGTATAGGGGCGGTTTTGACCATCATCCTATCTGACATAGTAACCATAACCGACCACTTAGTAGGTGAATTAAGAACCAAGGCTTATCTGAAGCAAGCGATTGCTCGGATGCAGATTAAGCGCATGGCCATAGCAAGAATGCCTCTATTTAGATGGATCATTAGGAGGTGGACAGCATGAGTTTCACATATTTATTAGCTACCGACATTGGCAAGGTAAGGCTCATTATCTCTGATAAGAATGCGGCCGATTATCACTTCGAGAACGAGGAGCTTCAGCACTTCTTGACCTCCGAAGGCTCGGTCAACCTGGCCGCTGCCGGCGCTTTAGAGAGCTGGGCCGCTGCTTATGCTTTGAACGCCAACACTGAGCGTATTGGCGACTATTCCTACGGTCAGACAATTAGTAAGAACATGCTGGAAATGGCAAGTAGATTGAGAGAAGGCGATGCTGCGACTCCCGCTTTGAGTTGGGCGGAGCCTGACCTGATGGGAGATACTGAGTAATGTCTTACAACAGCCTCTTGATTGACGTCTGCGAGATACAGGAATTCAGTGATGCGGGGACCGACGATTACGGCCATCCTATTAAGGACTGGACGGCCATATACGAGAATGAACCATGCCGGCATGTATCCGGTAAGGGAAGAGAGGTCAAGGTTGGCTCTGAGGTTCATATAATCTATGACCAGCTATTCATTGGCGATTTGGATGTGACCGCTCAGGATAGAGTTATCATCAATGGAGTTACCTATAACATCGTAGACCTCTTATTCAGAAAGGATAATCACGGCGACCATCACAAACAGCTATACCTCGAGGTAGTCAAATGAAGATGACCAGCACAATAGAATTGAACCTCAAGGCAGATGAGGTCAACAAACAAGTAACTGAAGCCAATAAGTTAGCTATGCGAGATACCGTTGTGGAGGTTACCCATGATGCTGTTCAATTATCCCCGTGGCTGACAGGAAACAATCGGAGGTCAATGACAGGCGAGGCTTCAGGTATGGGAATGGTGGCCAGTGGGGGAGAAGGCCAGCCTGAACGGATAGTAGACGACTCCAAGATAGAAGGAGCGGTTTATTCGACGAGTGGCTATGGTGGTTTTCTCGAAGTTGGAACGTCCAAGATGCCTGCCCGCCCATATATCAAGCCTAGTTTAGACAAGAACTTCACTGCGGAGAAGTACGCGCAGAAGGTGCGGTCACATTTGGGGGGCAGATGATTCCAGACGTAAACGCAGTTGTGAGGACTTACTTACTAACTACAGATGTGATAGACGTGGTTGATCATGTCTATTGCCCCCGGGCTCCAGAGAACGCAACGCTGCCTTACATCACGCTATTCACAAGGGGCGGCCGCTCTACGCCATACATACCACCGATAACGAATCCCAGCGTCCAGATAGATTGCTGGGCAGATGACAGTATCGAAGCCAGGGAGATATACAGAGCCGTCTATGAGGCACTCCAGGGCATTCAGAACGAGGCGGTAGATGGCGATGTGATCTTATCCGCGATACAAGAAGTACAAGGCCAGGATTTAGTCGATATCGATATCCCGGGAAGATTCAGGGTCCTGTCCTTCTGGGAAATAATGGTCAAATAGGAGGTTTCAATGTGACCAAGAAAACTAAGAGGGTAAAACGCCAAAAGGTAATCGGCTTATCAACAGCCGAAATAGAATCTCGCTATCAGGAACATCTGAAGCGAACACAGGGAGGTTAGATAAATGGCAAAGACAATAGCAAATGTATTGGTGGGAGAGGCGACCTTATCCGTGAGGCAGCCTAACGATGCGATAGCGGAATGGTCAGAGCCGGGATATGATGTTTCACCCCAGTCAGCGAAACTCTTAAAGACTGGTACGGGTGACGCTGGGAGCACTCATGTTCAATTCACTCCAGCGGCAGGGATAACATTAGCAGTTTGGCAGGCTGCCATTGCCGATTATGGTTTCTGGCACAATCTACAGAACATTGGTGTTAATGCCAACTGGTGCCAGATGGAGTTCAAGTTTGAAGACCCGAATAGTGCTGGCTGGTGTGAAATTACTGCCTTCCCATTACAAGGCATACCAGGTACTGGACTTTGGGTTGAGGCGCCGATGGCTGCTGCCACTCCATCCGGTTACGGTGGTGTTGGCGAGACAGGCACTTCGTTCTTTGACTATGTATTAGCTAACCTTAGCACTGTTGAAGCTGAGATGAACGATGAGGGCGCAGTGGACAATGCTAGCGATTGGCTGCTTACCAGAATCAGAGTCGAGCTTTGGGAAGCCGCACCTGCAAGGTATTGCTACGTTGGTGGAGTTACGATTGCTGCAACTCTATATACCGTAACGCCTGGTGGTGATGCCCCTGGCATGGCTTTGGGTAGTCCATTCACTGAGGTTGGCTACACCGAGGACGGCGTGACTATGGAATACGCCGCTGAGGACATGGACATCATGGTGCATGAGGAAACCTTCCCGGTTGGTAGCGTCATCACGAAGGAAACGGTAACGGTGACGTGCAACATGGCTGAGGCGTCGCTGACAAATATAAGTCAGGCCATGTCCGGCGCCGTATTGTCTGGGAATGTAATCACTCTGGGCGACGGCGTGACCAAGACCATGAACCTGAAGATTGAGGGTACTAATGCTAGCGGATACTTGAGGTCAATTCTGATCCCGAAAGCCGTCGCCAGCGGGACCGTTGGCATGAGCTACAAGAAGGGTGAAAAGACCATCGTGCCGATAACATTCAAGGCACTAAAGACGCAGGACAGTCCTGCCTGCACGATAGTCGATAACGCTGCGTAAAGGAGTATATGAGAACCGAAGAGGATAAAATCACTCAAGCCGGTATCTCTGTGGTGCTAGGGGGTGTGACTTACGAAGTCCGCCCCCTACGTATCATAGAATCAAAGGAGTGGAGAAAAGGGGTCGCTAAATTATTGGGCGAACTACCCAAATATATCAAGGCCAACACGGACAACCCGGATGAATTCGAGAGCGCCATGAATAGCATCCTGGTAAGTATGCCCGATGCGATCATAGACCTGTTTTTCTCCTATGCCAAAGACCTACCAAGGGAAAAGATCGAGCAAGTCGCTACAGACAAAGACGTTGCTGCTGCCTTCGGGGAGGTGATGAAAGTAGCCTTCCCTTTATTGGGAGAGTTGACAAAGGCGATAGGGAATACAGCGTAGGCGGGGCATTTGAGTTTCTGTTGACTGAATGGGGGTTGACTCCTGAGTATATCGTCCATAACTGGACGGACGAGGAGTTTGCCCTGATGATTGAGAAGCTAAACGATAGAAAGCAGCGCGAGATTGATGCCATTGAGGGGAGGCATCCGGCTCCCACTGTCAGCGACCAGGAGTTGTTCAGGCAGATGGGGAAATCTGTAACGTACAGAGGTAAATCGTGAGTATAAACGTAGGCGATGCAGTAGTTAAATTAGGATTAGACAAAGCGCAATTCAGTGAAGGCATGAAGAAGGTCGGCGAGGACACGAAATCCAGTATGGAGAAAGTCCAGACTGGTATGCGTATCGCTGGGGCTGCCATGACTGCCGTTGGCATAGCTGGATTAAAACTAACAGCCGATGCCCGCAAGATGAATGCCCAGTTAACGCAGACCGGGCTTGTGGTAGGTTCTACTACTAAAGAGATGCGTGACCTTGTTTTGTCTATCAGCGATGTCACGTTTTCCTTGAACTCGGCGATTGCCACGCTTGATCTCTTAGCTCGTGCTGGTGTAAGGGATATGAAACTCCTGAAACAGAACGCACTAGCATTTGATACTTTGGCTGACGCTATCGGTCTGTCCGCCGAGCAAGTGGCTGATATCTTGATCCCAGCCTACAAGATGTTCGGTGAGACATTACCTCGAACCGCCAACGAAATGGACAAGTGGACATGGCTGGTTAGGGAATCCCAGATCGAACTCACGGAACTTGGTGGTGTAATGGGCTATGTGGCAGCCTATGGTAGAGACCTTAACTTAACCTCCGAACAGCTAATCGTGATGATGCGGGCGATGTCGGAGCAAGGCATGGGGGCTGCTGAGGTTACGAGACTACTCAGAACGGGTATTACTCAAGCCGAAGGTAGCGTTGAGAAACTATATGAGATTCTAGGTCTTACCACTGAGGAACTAGAGAAATACACTGAGGAATTGTCTCTTGCAACGGGGATTACACAGGCAAACAAAGATGTCACGGATGAGCAATACAGTATTCTGGATGATTTGAAGCACAAATTGAGTGAGGTGGCACTTGAGTGGGGCTCGTTCTTGCGTCCACTGGAACCTATCTTGGTTGCTATGTCAGCATTGGGACCTATGTTGATAGGACTGACACTTATTATGCCCAAAGTTATAGCAGCATTCACGGCACTCCGGATTAAAATGCACACCGTCGGGATTGCAGCTACGGCTATGTGGGCCAAGGTTACGCTGGGTATTTCGTTGGTCATTGTTGGGTTAATTGCCTTGCTAAGTAATTGGGATAAAGTCGTACGGTTCTTCAAGGGACCAGCAGCGAGGGCGGCTTACGAACTGGACAAATCAATTCAGAGTCTCGCCGATACTATGAGAACCGATGTGGAAGTTGCTATCAATAAGATGATCAGCGACACACAGCGGCTTGCCTCTACTGAGCGAAGGATCCTAGAAGACCGTCAGCGCTTCTGGAAGGAAGGCCATTATGAGAGGATGCGGCTGCTCGATGAAGAATTCCTTGCTGAGCTTATGGCTATTGACCCCATTCTAGGTCTGAAGGTCAAGGCCATAGACGATGAATTGAGAGCAATGGATGAGGCGACTGAGGCCCGAAGAGAAGCGCAGGACAAAGCCAGAATCGAGGAAATCAAAACTGAATTACTCCGCCGGGGTTTGACTAAAGCTGAGGAAACGCGACTTGGGGATGAACTGCTTGACCTTGAGTCGTATTGGCGAGAGAGAGACATCCTGGAGCAGCGTAACTTGCTAATCTCAGAAGCCAACCTGGATGAGCATTATGGCGAAGAGATACGATTACTCGATATACATTACGCCGACATCATTCAAGGTTATCAAAACGATCTAGCATCCTTCATGGAGCATGGGGAACTGAAGCTAGACTATCTCAGGAACGAATATATCCCTGAGTATAATCGCATTATGGCAGAGGCAGGTATGGAAGCCATGGAAATCCCTGACCTAGAAGAACGGGAGAAGGCTATACAAGCGGCGGCGGCAAAGCCTGCATGGTGGGAATTCCTGCATCCTCTCTTAATGCTTCCGCGTACGATAGAAGATATTAAGCGACTACTCGGAGGCGAGATCACTTCGTTGCAACATGGCGGTATCGTACCAGGCCCCGTAGGGCAACCGAGATTAGTCAAGGCTCACGGCGGAGAGCAATACGCCGGCGTAGGACAAACCTTCGGAACAGGAGATATACATCTACACATCGGCAATTACATGGGAGACGAGACGAGTATGCGCCATCTAGGACAGAGGCTAAAACAGATACTCCAAGAAAACGAGCGGCGCAACGCCTTCCCTCAAGTGAATAAGGGTTATTACTACGGGAAACACGGACTATGATTTTCGAGGTTATGGTTGACTGGGATATTGCACATTGGGCGCTCGATCCGGACTTCGCGGAAGCCTATGACGACATATCAACCGACATAGATACCGACGGGATCATCGGGTTGAACTGGCAACGGGGAAAGGAAAAGGAAGAGGGCAATGCCCCTGCGGCCACGTTAGATGTCACTCTCAGGCGTGGATTGTGTGACAAGTATTCTCCGTTCACTACGGGGGTATTAGCAGGGAAGGTGCGGCCGTGGGTGCCTATCAGGGTCCGGATATACCACGATGCCGCATGGGTACCGGTATATTACGGGTTCATCGAGAAGATAACTATTGATCCTGCGCTGGCTGTTCAATCAACGACATTCTACTGCACCGACGGGACCGACTTACTAGCCAGACAGCTAATAACACAAGACCCTGACAGCAAAACCATCATGTCGGACGGCGATGCTATTGAAAAGATTTTAGATGCCGCAGGCTGGAGTTTAACGAGAAGGAGCATAGACAAGGACGGTGGCGATGATTTACTAGGCTATCCCGCTTGTCATCCGTATTAACATGGCAACTCTGATTTACAATGTAACCGACCTGCAGAATATGAAGAATGACTTGGCTGCTGACTATGAGCTTGCCAATGATATAGATGCATGTGCTACCTTAACCTGGAATGGTGGACTAGGATTTGAGCCCGTTGGATGGAATCAAGCACCTGGATTCGCAAAATTCACCGGCAGCTTTGATGGCAAGGGATTTACTATCAGCAATTTGTATATCAACAGACCTACTACGACTTGTTCAGGTTTGTTTGGCCGAGTTGAGGGTGCTGGAAGTGTCGAAAATGTCCACTTAACTAATGCAGATATAACAGGCAACTATCTTATAGGAGCATTAGTTGCTGTTACCTATGTAGATGTTAAGAACTGTAGCTCAACAGGTTCGGTAACGGGTGGTGCTGGTGGTGGAGGCGTAGGTGGCTTACTAGGATATGCCTATGGCAATGTTGACGAATGTTGGAGTTCTTGTACTGTTATTAGCACGACATTAGATTGGGCTATTGGAGGACTTATTGGCTATGCTGGTCTTGCTGCGGGTGAAGCCGTTAGACTTTGTTATGCAACTGGTGATGTATCTGCCCCAGATGCTGAAGAAGTCGGCGGGCTGATTGGAGATGGTGGTGCCGATGTGATCAACTCTTATGCCAGGGGGGATGTTACAGGCGACCAATATGTAGGCGGGCTTGTCGGGACTAATAGTAAAACCATAGACAAATGCCATTCAACTGGGCTTGTTACAGGCAATAGTGATGAGGGTGGGCTTTGTGGACTTAATACAGGAACTATAACGAACTCTTTCTGGGATACCCAAACATCAGGGCAAGCTGCAAGTAGTGGCGGCATAGGCAAGACCGCGGCTGAAATGAAAGTCATGGCCACATTTACAAGCTGGAATTTCGCTACAATTTGGGCAATCGTAACTGCATGTAACAATGGGTATCCTTGTTTATTGACCGTGACACCTTTTTGTGTGATTTCACCGATCCCCGACGTACCAGATTCCCCACGACGAACGGTCGATGTAGAAGATATTACTCCGCTAGAAGCCATCCGTAATATAGAGATGGCTGCCAGGGGGCGGTTTTACACCGACGAAGAAGGGAAGGCCGTCTACAAGTCACGCTACGGGAGGAATCCACTGTGATATTTAACGCCACTGATTTGCAGGGTTTTACGCTAGAAATCTCCGACAGGGAAATCTACAACGACATCCGTGCAGAGTGCGATATCTCAGAGATTCTGACATTACGACCAGATGCAACGCCTGAGTTCTTTGATTTGATACGGGTTCGTAGTTCCATACCTCATTCAAATCCCCTGGTCCCCGGTGAAACGAGAGATTTCACGGTATATGCCGAATCAGAACATATCGAAATAGTCTGGCAAACAGCGTGGGCTGAGTGCACCCCCGTTTCCTTGAGAGGCTTGACAGAGGCGGAGTGTTATGCTTTAGGCGGTGAGGCATGGTGGTATCCATGGGGCAATCCTAGTATTCCCAGTATGTGCGAATTACCTAATAACTTTGCTAAGATCAACGATGATATCGTGCAACGAGCAGGCCGATACATTGTCGTAGAGGTTACTAATCGGGGAGATTGGAGTGTTATTGGCAGTATTTATGCTGAGTATCTAGGGTTAACTCCTGAGAAGCGTTATCTCAAACTACGCTCTGTAGATGAAACCAGTATCGCCAAGTACGGCCGCCGCGTCATGGACTTAATCTGGCCGCTAGGCCAGCATCCGAATACAATGCAGAGTATGCTTGACTCTTATTGTGCGCGTTATTCCGAGCCTGTCTGCATGGCAAGGATGACACTCGAAGGCTCAGACGACGCGAAGATTACACAGCTTTTGTCTCTAAAGGTAGAAGACAAGCATCAAATCATACACCCGCGATTAGACATGGATGAGGAGTTCTTTATCAACAATCTCAATGTGTCATACCAACGGGAAGGCGATAACATTCTAAGGGGCGTGTACAACTTAGAGCAGGTTAGGGCTAGTGAAGAGCTCACATTGTTCCTCATAGGATCGAGCTTAATTGGTGGCGCTCATGTCATAGCGCCATAGGAGGTTAATTTGGCAGCAACATGGACAGCACCTAAAACATGGGCAGATGGGAATACCATACCTGAAGGAGACCTCAATACACACATAAGAGATAACCTGGAATTCCTGAAGGAAAACATCTTATTAGAGGCGCCGACAGAATTAACTATTGCTGCCGGGGCGGTCACGATAACGAAGTCCTATCATACGATAGACACCGAAGCGGATGCTGCGACAGATGATTTGGTCACAATCGCAGGTGTGGCCGATGGTAGAATTGTCGCTCTGCGTGCTGAACATCCCGACAGAACCGTTGTCCTGAAAAGTGGCGGCAATCTCGTCCTCGGAGCGGATATTTCTCTCGATGATACCAGCAAACATGTCGTTCTGATATGCGACACAGCGGGGAATTTGCATCTATTATATGCAGCGCGAGATGTAACCTTCATGGCAAATGCCTTTCAGTATCCGGTTCCTGCAACGGAATGGGGATCAGGTGGGCTTGGGGCCCACCTGCCAGTGGCCCAAGCTGGGGGACTGGTTTATTTGCCTCTCAATTTCCTGAAGATAGGGGATATAATCATATCCTATAAGCTGACAGGAGATATGATTGTTGCTGGCACTACCACCCTCGATTGTAAATTACAGCGACTAAATCTTGGAAGTCCCATAACCGCTACGGATATTGGCAACGGAGCTATAGTACAACAGACCGCAGATGGTGCCTTTGATGTAGCAGCAAGCGTTGATGATGAAACGGTGATTACGGACTCAATGTATCATTTGCGTATCATAGGCACAACTGATGCCGCAGACACAATAGATGTCATGGGTGCTGAAGTCCTGGTAAGGAGATTGGTCTAATGAAGATTAACTTCGAGGCCAAAAGCGACAGGGAATTATTGGTGCTGGCTGCTCAAAGCTGCAATCAGACCGAAGATCATCTAGCAAGATTAAACGCTACCATTCTAAAGCATGAGAAGAGGCTGACGATACTTGAAGCCAGACCGGGTTGTGAAAGCACAAAGTCAAGATGGAACTGGCAAACTATAACCCTGATAGCCTCTGTAATTGCATTGATCATCGTTGGAATTGGGACAAGAGTAAACTGGTGGTGATAGCTCTGAATTAAACTAATATAGCCCCGGGAGCGTCAAGAAAGCCCCTTAGCATGGTTCGCCTGTGTCTTTACATTAACCAACCATTTCGGATGCCATTTTCGCATCGGTCTCTGACCCGATTATAACCTCTCAGCGCGCATTGCCTTTATCCCCGGGGACTTCTCTCCGGGGATTCCTTTTTCATTTTGTAGCTGAGAAAATCTTTTGCTCATAGCTGATAGCTTTGAGCTTACGAGTGAGTTAGCTATGACTTTGCTACTTGACAAGATTTGGCAACCTGTTTTACAATAGAGTCCTCAAGCTAAAAGGAAGTTGACAATGTACGACGACATAGAGTACGACACCGAACAACAAGAGAGCACAAATTGGTTCAGGCGCTTCAGGGTATATGAGGAAAACCGCACATTTATGTATTTGTACGGTGCTCCCACTAAGGCCGAGTTACAGCCGTTCATACAGATGGTAAAAGGCCAAGGCGACTTGTACCGCATAACCAAGTGGAAAGGCGGTTATGAGATATGGGATGCTCGTATTTAACGTAGAAGGAGGATACCAATGAGAATCTACGATAATAGGATCAGTTACGACACGGATGGGACAGTGATCAAAGGAGATATCATCAAGGTGGAATATCTCCGGGCAGACTGCATAAGTGAACGTCGTGTAACTGTCACCCTGGATACGGGATATAGTATCACCATCCCGAAGGAAGAGCTAGATCAGATAATCCAGGCATACAATAAGACTGAAGAGGCGTAGAGAATGATCACAAAGCGAATACAGCGCCGAAACGAGAACATCATCCGCTTCCGGGAGCGCGGTATGACTTACCGGGCAATCGGTAGAATGTTCAAACTCTCGCATACCCAAATTATGAACATAATCAAAGAGGAGGACAATAAGTGGACTGCTCAAGATGTCCGTGGCCAGATATAGAGACTTGCAAGGTCTGCAAGCAAGAGCAAAAGCAGACTGAGCAACGCAAGGAAGAGAGGAGGAAGATAAATGGTTTGCCAATTCACTGATAGCCCGTGTCGGCACACCGAGTGCCCATTATGGAGTGAGGAAGGCCAGAAGTGCCGCTTTGCTCTAGCAGTAGACAAACTCTTGGGTGATAGCAAGCTGCCTATCCACTTGAGTCAAAAAGAGCAAGAGATACTAGACTTGCTGGCAAGAGGTTGCAGTAACCTGGAGATTAGCACTGATCTAGGTATCACAATCCAAACGGTAAAGAACTATGTCTCTGTTGTTATGAGAAAGTTTGGAGCCAAGAGTAGGATTGAAGCGGTTGTTGCTGGTCTTAAAGGCGGCATGGTATCACTTAGCTAGTGCCTTCGAGGAGTATTAAAATGACAAACCTACAACGTCGATGCCTCATAATCTCCATAGGGCTCACAATTACGAGTAAGTTAAAGAAGGGGGTTATCTAATGGGTGTTGTTGACACTATCTTGACTGGCCTCGTTGTGTTGCTGGGGACTGAAGATGTTGACTATCTCATTTTTGAGAGAGATTTAGAGGAATGGCAATTAGTGTCCTGGCTCCACAGGAATTGAAAGTCAGGAAAAGTATTGCAACGGAAGCTATAAGGAAAGAAGATGGCAACTGAGAAACACGAGGCGTGGTGGGCGAAAGAGGCTCAGGACCGCATTATGGCAATGCGGAATGTAAAGCTAGCAATCGCCTTCGTCGGGCTAAATGTTCTGGATGCTGTCCTTACTCTAGCAGCGATGATCCAGGGTGAGCTGTATGAATTGAACCCGATAATGAGGAAGCTTTTAGAGCAGCCCGGATGGATGTTTTGGGGATTCAAGATTGTTGCCGCAATAGCTTGTGCTTCATTACTTCTTTTGCTCGCTGCTAAATACCCCCGGCAAATAAAAAGAATACTCACCGTCCTGGTCGTTGTGATGCTGGGAGTTTGCTTAGTCAACACGATAGGGTTGGCGTAAAAGAAAGGGAGGTAAAGGAATTGATAGAGCCAAATTGTATCACAGAGGAATGGCGACAGCAAGGCTTGAGTCTGCACGAACCGGATGATCATGTCCTGGAACTCAGGCTAGACAAGAAAGTCATAGCCAGATTTTCACAGACAGGGGTAACACTTGAGAACATCCTGAAGGTCGCCCGGCGCATTACGAGGGAGGCAAAACTAAGATGACAATAGACACAACGGGTTTAGACGCTCTTCCATACTACATTTTTAAGAGGGCCGCGAACAAGCGATACCTAGAGGGAAGATTTTGGAATCAGGGAGGAAAGCAAATTGCGATAGTTGCCATAGTCACAGAGAGAAATGGCTTTGGCGATTGGGCAGCCTATCTTGGAACTGATGCCCCTGATTCTCATACAGAAGAGGGCACGTGTATTCATGTTGCTGAGTATGGTTGCAAACTATCAGAAAAGGATGCACGTCATTTCTTCCCGGGGATAGAACTACCTTATAGGCATTGAGAAAGGAAAGAGAGGTGAGCAAATGACAATAGAGATGGTGGGGATATTAGTGGCCGGCATCGGTATTGGC